CGTGATGGACTATTACCGAAAGGCTTAACTAAGGTTAATGCAAGTAAAGTACCAAGTACAGTAACATGGGGATTAGGAATTTTAACAGCGGTATTAGCTGGATTCTTACCATTAGGGAAACTAGCGGATTTAGCTAATGTAGCATCAATTATAGCATTTGCGTTAGTGAGTTATACTACAATTGTATTCTATAAAAAATTCCCAGATTTAAAACGTGGATTTAGAGTACCAGGGATGCCGATATTACCAATAATCTCTATTATACTATTTGGAGCGCTATTATACAGCGTAACATTAACAACATGGATTATCTTTATTGTTTGGGTAATTGTAGGGATGATAGTATACTTTACATTCTCATATAAAAATAGTAAATTAAAATAACTTATAAAATAGAATCGACTATAACGTAGGTGTTATAGTCGATTTTTATATATCGTTAATATCTATTTTAGTTATATGACCAGAGGTTACGTTTATTACTTTTGGCTTTATTTTGAGCTTTTTTATATTTATCTAAATATCTTGTATCTGGAGGTTTGACGTATTTAATTTCTGCTAAACCTTCTAATAGTAGTTTTTCTTGAATATTAATATCATCAGCATAGACGTAACATAAAGCTCTATGATATTTGTCTACTTTTTCATAAACATCAAATTCGATTTCAACATTTTTAGCTTCAGATAATAATTTTCCATTTAGTTCACTAGCTTCAGGTCCATATTTTTGTACTTCAACTCCTGGTTTGACAGTCTCCGGAGTATCAATTAATAAATATCTCACTTTTAATTCTTTATTATTAAAGTTAACTATAATAGTATCACCATCAATTTTTTTTATAAAATTGACCTTATACTTTGTTTTGTCTCCTTTAATACTGACGCCATTAATAGTAGTTTCTTTATAATTCTCACTAGTTTGATTAATTATCAAAGCGATAATTAAAAATACCACTGTGAATAAACTAAAGAAAATAATAAATACTTTTTTATTCATAATAATTCCCCCTTAATATTAATTTTAACATTTTTGAAGATTTGGATAAAGTTACAAAATAACAATAGTAATAAAATTTAATAGTTGTTATACAAATTCATAAAAAACAAAAAAAAATTTTCACATTACTTTCAATATTTACAGTGTTTATGGTAAAATAAGAGATGTAAGTGTTTTACAAATTTGTAAAATACTTAATAGGAAAATATAAATAGCAGTTTTTTAAGTGGAGGAAAAGTAGATATGGCCGATAAAATATGGTATTTAGGTTTGGATATTGGTTCTGCAAGTGTAGGTTGGGCAGCAACGGATACTGAGTATAAAATAATTAGAAAAAATAAAAAGAGATTATGGGGAGCTAGATTATTCGAAGAAGCTACAACAGCAGAAGACCGTCGAGGTTATCGTTCTAGTAGAAGGAGACTCGCTAGAAGAAAATGGCGCTTAAATCTTCTTGAGGAGTTATTCGCTGCTGAAGTAAAAAAAGTAGATGAGAATTTCTTTCTACGATTAAAAGAAAGTCAATACCATTACGAAGATAAAACTCATAAGGTTCCTTATGCGATTTTTAATGATAAAGATTATACAGATAAAGATTATTATAAAGATTATCCAACAATCTATCATCTAAGATCAAAGCTTATGTCTGAAAAAAATCCAGATATAAGAAAGGTATTTTTAGCTATACATCATATTCTAAAGAACAGAGGTCACTTTTTACTACAGGGGCAAAGTTTTAAAGAAGGTAATTTAATCAATTTAATTAAAGAATTATTAGATCTTGATATACTTCATGTAGGATTTGAAGTAACAGAAGAAGTTGTTGATAAAATTGCGGATATTTCATTAGAGAAAAAAACTTCAAAAGATAAGTTGAATGATATTAAAGAACTATATCCAAAAGAAAAACAATTATTAGAAGTATTTAGATTAATTTTTGGTGGGAAACCTTCGCTAGATAAATTATTCGCAATAGATGAGTATAAAGAATTAGATGCAGCGATAAAATCTGTATCGTTTAAAGAAAAAATTTATGAAGAAGTTCGACATGATTATGAACAAGTTCTATCAAACTATATTGAATTACTAGATTTAGCTAAATTAGTTTATGATAGTATTATTCTTTCTGATATTAAAAAAGAAGGGAAGACATTATCAGAATCAAAAGTAGATCTTTATAATAAACATAGAGATGATTTAACTAAATTAAAAAATCTTGTGAAAAATGATTCAAAATTATCAGAAGATAAAAAAGTAGAGCTTTATGCAGCAATATTTAAAGAGGATAAAGATAAGGGAAGCAACTATGTAAATTATATTCGTAAGAGTGATGAAGGAAAAGGATGTAATTATGAAGACTTTAAAAATTTCTTAGTTAAAGAACTAGCTAAACTAGAAGAAAGTGCAGCTAAAGAAGAAATTTTAAGAGATTTAGAATTAGAACTATTCTTACCACTTCAAAGAACAAAAGATAATTCAGTAGTACCGTATCAAATCCACAAAGAAGAATTGATAATAATTTTAGATAATGCGGCTAAATATCATAAGTTCTTAAATGAAAAAGATGATAGTGGATATAGTATAATAGAAAAAGTAATTCAATTATTAGAATTTAGAATACCGTACTATGTTGGTCCACTGAATTCTAGTAAAAAAGCTAAAGAAGATGGATTTGCATGGTCAGTAAGAAATAAAGGGTATGAAAAAACACCAGTAACTCCTTGGAATTATGAAAAAGTAATTGACGAAAGTGCAAGTGCAGAGAAGTTTATTACCAATTTAACTAGTAAATGTACATATCTTAAAGGTGAAGATGTCCTTCCGAAGAGTTCATTATTATATTCTGAGTTTGCCCTACTAAATGAGCTGAATGCATTAAAATATGATGGTAATAGAATAAGTTTAGAAGCTAGAAATGTTATTATTGAAAAACTTTTCAAAGAACAAGGTAAGAAAGTTACAAAAACAAGTATTAAAAACTTATTAAAAGCAGAAGGACATATAGACGGTAAGGGTGAAATTACTGGAATTGATATTACTGTAAAAAATGATTTGAAATCATATAGGGATTTCAAAAAAATCCTAGGAGATAAATTTAATACTGAACATGTAGAAAATATAATTCTTTGGATTACATTATACGGAGAATCTAGAAAATTAATAAAAGATAAGATAGAAGCTGTATATGGTGATATATATTCAAAAGAAGAAATAGCAAAAATGTCTAGGTTAGTATATAAAGATTGGGGAAGATTCTCTAGAAAACTGTTGACAGAATTAGTAAGTAAAAAGCTTTATAATGAGGAAACGGGAGAATGTTTAAATATAATTGGAGCAATGTGTCAAAATAACATACTATTCATGGAGTTATTGGCAGATAGATTTGATTATTCACAACAGATAATTGACTACAATAAAGAGTTACAAAAAGAAGTAACAGAAATTACACCTGAAATTTTAGATGATTTATATGTATCGCCATCTGTTAAACGTTCGATTTGGCAAACCGTAAGAATAGTAGAAGAACTTAAGAAAATTATAGGATGTGCTCCAGCGAAAATTTTTGTAGAGACAACTAGATCTAATCAAGAGAAGAAAAAACCAACAGATTCTCGTAAGAAACAATTAGAATTATTCTATAAAGCAGTAAAAAAAGATGTAAAAGATTTAGAAAAAGAGATAGGTTCATTGAACTTTGATAAGCTGAATGAAAGATTGAGTTTAGTAGAACCATCTAAACTAAAAGCTAAAAAATTATATCTATACTATACACAATTAGGAAGATGTATGTATAGTGGGGAAACGATTGATATTACGCAGTTAAATACTACAGCCTATGATATAGATCACATATACCCTCATTGTAAAGTCAACATAGGAAAACCATTGCTAAATTAAACATTTAACAATGGCATTTTTTATTTAGGGGCAGTTTAGGGGCAGTTAGAACTCAATTTTCTTAAATGTATCAAATTCAAGTTCTTGTTGTTTTTTAGTTTTATGAATATAAATTTCTCTCGTTACATTAGAATTTACGTGCCCTAAGCGTTTTGAAATTAATTCAACATCTACACCCTTATCGATACACAAACTAGCGTGAGTGTGTCTTAGCATATGTAAATTAAATTTTACAGTTGTATATTTTATTAAAAATCTTCTAACATTTTCTTTCCATTGATGAGTTCCTCTATCGCTGAAAAATATTATATTGTCTTTATTTTTAAAAGTAGGAGAGGTAACAGTTAAATTGTTGTTCATGATTTTTTGTGATTTTATAATTTCTAAACAACGTTTATTAAGCGATATTTTTCTACGTGAAGAAGGTGTCTTCACAGTATTTAACTTATTAAATCTACTTAATGATTTATTAATATCTAATATATCTCCATTTAAATCATCAAATGTAAGTGCCAAACATTCACCTATCCTTAATCCTGTATTAACAAGAAATTCTATTAAATTCCTATATCTAGGATATAGCTCAAGTTCTTCTAATAGTTTATCTATTTCCTCTTGTTCCAAATACTTTTTCTTTTCCTCGTATGCTATTGTTTTTGTTTCAAGCTTATCCAAAAATGCAACGTCTTTAATATAATCTAATTTATATAGAATTCTTATATAACTTTTAATTTTTTTCAAAATCTCATTATAATACTTATCGGTTTTAGTGCATAATTCTGTAATCTCATTAACATATCTAGAATTTATTAAATCAAGTTTAATATCAAATCCTTTAGTTTTAATTAGTGAGATAATAATTTTATGACTATATTTTGTATTTTCTTTTCTATCATTAAAATACTTTTCTAATATTATATCTAATCCCTCAAAAAATGTAATATTGTTATCTACTACATATCTTAAATCTTGAGCCTTAGTTCTTAATATCTCTCTTGCGATATCTTCATTTTTTTTACTTTTCTTATCCATTGTGACAGTTATTTTTCTTAGCTTTCCAGAAATATCTTTAACACGATCACAATATTTTACTTTTCCGTTTTTTTGTTCTTCTATCCACATAGAAATACACATCCTTTCTTGATTTTAAGTAGATGTGTATGATATACTATTGATATAGCTTATGTGTATACCATACACATTTTTTTTGAGATATTGCAGTATCTCATTTTATCCTTTGCTCTTGCAGGAGTAGAGGATTTTTATTTTGTTTAAACTAGTCAAATTCGACCAGTTAAAATAGTAAATTAGTTTAAAATATGTTATAATGATTCTATAGAGGCTTCGTGTATTATTTACACGATTATTTTAAAAGATATATTAAATATCGCCTTTCTAAAATCGATTTTAAAAGGTAAGGAGTTCTATCCTTTAGTAGGTGCTTAATTGTGCCTACTTTTTTTATACTAGATTTAAGTATATAGCATCAGAAATTTTCTTCATGTAGTCTTCAGGTAAAATGATATCTCCAATAGGATCTAAGTGGTTAACTTTTGGAAGTATTCTACTTTTATCAATATCTCGAATAGAATCAACTCTAGCAAAAGAAAATTTATTATATTTCTTATAGTACTTACTAATCTCTTGCAAAGCCGTAGTGTCTTCTTTAAAGAATTTTAATAATTCTTCTTCTTTTATCTTAATTAATAGAGCATTCCTTTTATGAATATAATTCAGAACAAGATTACCAAACATATATTTTTCATTTTTAATATATTTCTTTAAAAAATACCATTGATGATATACATAAACTTTTTGTAAAGCGTTATTTACTGTATTCTGAATAATTGTGTTTATCACACTTTTATTTATCTTAACATGTCTTTTGCGTTTATCTTTTGAAGTAAGAGGGATAACCGATAGTTTCCCACTATATTCATTATCATTTTTTGATAGAACTATAGCAAAATGTTTTCCGTTAAATTCAGATCCAATATTTTTACCAAAATCCACTAATAAAATTGTTCCTCTGGAATACTTTTTATATTTTCCCATAAATAGCCTCTTTAATATTTTATTATTGTACATTTGATATTTTATCGAAAAATTCAATTATTTCTTTAGCATTAATTACTAATCCTTTATAGACTAGACTATTTGTCTTGGTAGGTTTATTTAGTAAATCAATACTATATGTACCTTCATTTAAACCTGTAACTGTAAATTCAATTTTTAATTCAGTAGCTTGATCTTCTATTTTTTTCTTACCAGTCAAACCACCGATTATCATTCCAGCACCACCTAATAAGATACCTCCTGCTGCTACACGACCTATTGAAACTCCGCCTTGAGCAACTTTTGCACCATCTTCTATAAGTTTATAATCTACTAATTCATCGAACTTAAATACTTTGAAATAATCATTATTTAACTTAAATGATTCTGATATTTCATCAATTATAATACCAGTATAAGTTAATGTTTTTTTGAATTCTGATTTTCTAACCTTATTTTCATCCGCTATTTCTTTTGATTTAACTTTTAACAATTCTTTTTCTTTTTTCTTTTGTTCTTTTAGTTCTAATTCTTTTTGTTTACGTTCTTGTTTAAGACGTTCTTTTTCTGGATCTTTTTTAAAAAACATAATGTACTTCTCCTTAAATTATATATTCTAACCTTTTCTCACATATTCTATAATCTAATCTATAAGCCTCAGAAATATATGTGAGATTATTTATTTCTTTTATTTCCTCATCGGAAACCATGAAATAACTAGCAAATAAATCTGCTTCTATTTCCTGTCTTGATAATGGGGTATTTGTTACACGTCTTAGAAAATGTAAATTAGATCCTTTATGTAAAATATAGTGACCTAATTCATGAGCTAATGTGTAACGTTGTTCATTTGAAGATAGATTATTGTTTATGTGTATGCAGTGGTATGTTATGTTATCTATTTTCAAAGTATGGTACAAACCTTTGTTTTCTCCAAGGTTCGCAAATTGTACAATTATTCCTAATTCTTTTATTATTTTCAATGGATCGTTTGTTCCGAATTCTTTTACAAGAGAATAATACGTCTCTTTAATCGTCAATTTTAGATTCTTTATGACGTGCCATAGCAATACGAGCTGCTTGCTCTATTGAAGTACGTACTAACTCCTTTGTAACTTCATCCATTGGTTCACCTTTATACATTAGGGTTTGTGTACTGTTTAAATTATTCATTAAATCATCTACCATTATTGAAATATCTTGATTCTCTGTAATTCGTATTCTGTCTTTAATTCTTTCTTCCATGAGATCACTACGAGAAACACCTAAATATTTACAAATCTTATCAACTTTATCCATTCTAGGAGCATTATATCCTTTTACGTAATTATTAATAGTTGTATTGCTTACTCCTATTGCATTGGCTAAGTCAAGTTGTGTTCTATTATTCAGTTTCAAATAGTATTTTAAATTATCAGAAAAAATTCTTTGAGTTTCTTTTTCTTCAATTTTATTATTCATACTCAAAACTCCTTTCTTATTTATCATTATAAACTTAAACTTGAAAAAATTCAATAAAAAAATAGAAAAAATCAAGTTTTTTTTGAAAATTATATTGACATCAAGTTAAAGTTGATTTATAATTAAAGCATAGGTTAAGGAAAGAGGGACGGATTTAAGGAAAATGTTCCTAAGGACAGAATAAACCTAAAAAAATTAGTAAGATATAAGGAGGTAATATAGTGACATCAATTAAACTTACGTTAAAAGCAGCAAGAGTAAACGCTGGTTTTAAACAGGTAGACCTAGCTAAATTAATGGAGAAAAATGTATCAACGATAATTAATTGGGAAAATGGAAACGGAAGAAATATTAATCTATATGATTTTAGAAAACTTTGTAAGATATTAAAAGTAAATCCTAATGATATTTTTTTTAAAGAATAAATCAAGTTAAAGTTGATTTATTAAATTGTAAAGAGGTCGTAATAAAAATGAATAACGAATTTATAGCATTTATTATCTTTGAGATATGTTACTTAGGATTAATGTTTTATATATTTTATATTACAGACAATTTATCGTTTTTTAAATATTTTTTGTGGAGTAGAAGGAGTGATGGTAATGGAAAGAGAAGAAATTGATTATGCACTTAAAGTGCTAACTAATTATCCTGGTGAAACTAATCCAGAATTAATTGATAATTTAAAGAAAAATATAGCACCCTTAGCAAATGAGATAATTTCTATATTTGAAAGAGAAAAACTTACATTTGAAGAGTGCTACATTATATTAGATTTTACTTATAGATCGCTTAAATATAAATCTCAAAAGGTTAATCTATAATATTTACTGAAATTATTTCGAAGTTAAAGAAAGGAGGAGTGGAGATGGAAGTTAAACTTACTATTACTAATCTAGATGAGTATAAAAAACTTATAGAAAAAACAAAAATACAAGTTGAGAAGTTAGAAGAATGTTTATCTCAACTTGCAAATTTTGAATTTGATGTACTAACTGAATAGTTTATTTCTTACATATTCTGAACAAGCAGTTTTAATAAAATCAGACCATGTAGAAAAACTTGAAATAGTTCTTACATAATTATCTAACTCAATTTCACTGATATTTTCAAAATTACTAAAACTTACATCTGTGAATGGACTATCTTTAATGAATAATTCTAAAGAATCTAAAGAAGTATATTTTTTTAGAAAAGTAGAAGTTAATAGATCTTCGAAAGGAATACTTTTAGTATTTTCTAATTCTTTAGCATTTTTAGTTAGGTTAGATAACTTATTAGAAAACTTTTTTAAACTCATATAATTCACCTCCTTTGAGGTAATTATAACATAAAAACAAGGAGGTAGACAAAATGACAGAAATACAAATTGATTTAGTAGAGTTGAGAAAATTGGATTTATCTTTCCCTTACTTTTCAAAAGAAGAGATCATGAAATGTTTTGATATAAAAGACACAGCATATGATAAATACAGAAAAATGTTTAAAGAAAAAGTTAAAGATAAACATTATCCATCGATATGTTTTTTGAAGATGGGTACTAAAGAATTCTTTAATGTTTATGCTTGGTTACATTTCTTTTCGAATTTTGAATATTATCAGGATAAAAGATTAGAGAAAAAAATAGTTAGATTCACTAAAAAAACTGTTGAAGAATTTAGAGAAATAGGAGTGGCTTAAAAATGAATAAACTTAGAAAAAGAAAATTTAATACTTATTATTGGACATGCGTTGTTGTTGCGGTATGTATGCTAATATTTAGCAAAATTGACTGGGATACAATATTAGCTGGATTAATGGCATCAACTTTTATTCCATTTTATGCACTAGATGAAAGAGGAGCTTATGCATTCCCAGAAGGTGATGAAGATGAATAAACTAAAGAGATTATTTGTTAGACGTGGATTTGAATTAATAGAAGGTATGAATGGAGAATTACCAGTCAAGGCAACAATTCATAGTGCTGGTGTTGATTTTATTGCTAGTTCCGATATTATTATCCCAGCATTTAGGTTTAAAGGTGAAGCTACATTAGTTCCTACTGGTATAAAAGCTTTTATGCCTAAGAATGAATGCTTACTAATATTCGCTAGAAGTAGCTTACCTGTTAATCGTGGCTTAATCATGAGCAATGGTGTAGGGGTTGTGGATTCTGATTATTATAATAATCCCAAAAATGAGGGACATATAATGTTAGAGTTTAACAATTTAACTAATAATCATTTAAAAATTAAAAAAGGTGAGAGAATCGGTCAAGGGATTTTCTATAAAGTACCTAAGGTAAGTTATGGAGTACGATTGAAAGGAGACAAACGAGGTGGAGGATTTGGAAGTACAAACAGATCAAAATAAAGAAAATTTTAACGAGGTTCAATTAAAAATGTATAAACACATTTTATATTATGGCGTGAGAATTGAACCTTATGTGGAAGATAAATTTCCAAAAGAATATGAAACACATGAATTATTTGAAGTACTAGGTGCATATTTTACAAAAGCAGCTAAAGTACTAAAAGAACTGCATTTAAAAGAGGAGTGATCTATTATGTGTGTTCTAAATTATAGAGCATTTGTTGATAATAAAATGTATAAAATGGTAAGTTGGATGGGTGATTTTATTACCTTGAGCAGGAAAAATGAAAGTAAATATGTTCAATCAATCAATGTTAAGCGTGAAGATATATTTATTATGCAGTCTAGTGGACTTAAAGACAGAAAAGGTAATGAAATATTTCATGGTGATATTGTTAAAAATTCTGATAAGGATATAGGAATAGTAAGATTTAAAGATGGTGCTTTTGAAGTAGACTTTAAAGAATATATACCTGTTTTATTAGGATTAATTAATGATGATCTAGAGATAATAGGAGATATTCATAGAAATAAAAAGTTACTTGATAAAATTATTGATAAAAATAAAAAAGTAGTCTGCATGAATAAAGTTGAAAAAGGATTGTCCAGAAAAAGGAAAAGAACGCCTAAAAAAGACGTTCAATGATTTAACTACATTATATCTTAATTAATATAAAAATGCAATAGATAATAAATAAAAAGTAGGTGGATATTATGTTACTCTTTGACGAACAGCCAATAGTTTTTGACAGAACATTGGCAAGAGAAATAGGTGATAGACATGCAACAGTATTGCAGCAAGTTCACTATTGGATAGAAGTTAATAGGAAAAATAAAAATAAAGAAGTCTATAAAGATGGATATTATTGGACTTACAGATCTATTAAAAAATGGCACGAAGAAGAATTTGATTACTTATCATTCTCTACAGTTAGAAGAACATTCGATGACTTAATAGAGAATGGATATCTAATTACTGGAGAATATAATAAGTTCGGAGCAGATAGAACAAAATGGTATAGGGTGAACAAAGATAAAATTAGTGAACTTTATGAAAAAATTACTAATGAAAAACATCTGTCAAATATGACAAATGCAAATGCTCAAAATGAGCAAATGGAAATGTCCAAAATGAGCAGTTCTGAAATGCTCAAAATGAGCCAACCTATACAAGAGAATAATAAGAGATTAAATAAAGATAATATATCATATCAATCTAATAATATTATATATGTTAATCAAAATGAAAAAGTGAATGAATTGAATGATTCAAAAAATATAAATGATAAGTCTTTTCGAAAATACAATACACAGTATTTCAGAGACAGCTTTGGGTATTCCCGAGTTAGCAAGAATAAACAAGTAGAGCTTGACAAGTGGATTAAATATGCAGTTGATATTTGTCTAATGCCTCCTGATGCAAAATTACACGTTGGAAAGCAAGGTGTAACAGCAGGAGATGTAGTTAAGAAATTAATTGAATTAAGATATGAACATATTGACTATATTTTCACTAGATTAAGCCAAGTTAGTTATCCTACTAATCATAAAAATTATATGTTGGCAGTACTATATAACGCTAAAGAGCAATATGAAAGTAGTAAATCAACCTTTACTGGTGGAAATAATGCTCAAGGTAGATATGTAGCTCCAATGCCAGATTATTTACAAGAAAGAGTAAATAAAAGAGGTAGAGGAACTAAAGAAAGAACTGTTACTGAAGAGGATGAGGCAGCATATAATGCCTTGATGCAGGAATTATACGGAAAAGAACGTGGTGATGTTTAATGATAATTTCTAAATAGGAGGTTATCAATTTGGAGTTTGTTGAACCATTAAGAACACAAGAAGAACTTGATGCAATGAATTATTATTTTAAGAGTAGGAGTGAACGTGATTATTTACTTTTCTACATGGGAATCAATGTAGCGTTTAGGATAAGTGATCTATTAGGACTGAAAGTTGGAGATGTCAGAGGTAGAGATAAAGTCAGAAGACGTGAGATGAAGACTGGAAAGTTAAGAGAGATGATTATATTACCTAAATTAAAGCGAGTGTTAGAGGAATACTGCTTTAATAAAGATGATGAAGAGTATTTGTTCAAGTCAACACGTTATAAGAACTCAAATAGACCAATTACAAGGACTCAAGCTTATAGAATACTTAAAACTGGTGCGAAAGAGTGTGGGATAAAGAATATAGGTACTCACAGCTTCAGGAAAACATTTGGATATCATTTCTACAAAGAGAGTAAGGATGTAGTAACGCTTATGAAATTATTCAATCATCATGATCCTAGTATTACATTAAGATATATAGGAATTGAGAGAGATGAAATGAGTAAAGCAGTAAAGAAATGGGGTGGACTGTAACCTCATTTATATTTAAAACTATACTATGTAACCATTAAGGAAAAGAATACATTGTATAAAACAGAGTATATTCTAAATGCTGGTAATAGGGCGGTTAGGATATATATATCAGATGTAACAGTTTATAAGATATGTTACATATATATTTAATAGATCAGTCAGTCAATCAGTCAATCAATCATAAAAAACAAAGGAGAATTAGTAAATGATTAACAGTGTAATTTTAACTGGAAGGTTAACAAAAAATATAGATTTAAGACAAACAAGTACAGGAAAAGCAATGACTTATTTTACTTTGGCAGTAAATAGAGTTTTTAAAAATGAACAGGGAGTTAGTGATGCAGATTTTGTTACTTGTGTAGCTTTTGGAAAGCAAGCAGAGAATATGGCAAGATATTTAACTCAAGGAAGTTTGATAGGGGTAGAAGGTAGAATTTCTACAAGGAATTTCCAAGGTAATGATGGTAAGACTGTTTATGTTACTGAAGTAGTAGCAAGTAGTATAACTTTCTTAGAGAGTAAGAAGCAACAAGGGAATACTAATCAATATGGACAAACACAAAATGGTGGTTATAGCCAACAAGCTAATAATGATTTTGGAGGATTTGAAGATAATATTGATTTTAATATGGGGTGGAATCCATTTCAGGAAGATTAGTTAGAGGTGTAAAGATTTGATTAGTGAGAAGTTTAAAGAATATATTTTTATAGATGAGGAGCATGAAATATTTAAGGGAAGAATGGTTAGATACAGATTTCCTAATGGTTATGGTGCTTCAGTGATAGAAGGTGAAAAGAGTTATGGGTTAGAGCTTGCAGTATTAGAATTTTCTGAATCAGAATATGGAGATACAGCATCAGAATTTACAGATGATGTAATAGGTTTTATAGATGATGAAGAACTAGATGAAATATTAGAAAGGATATCAAGGTTAGGAGAAGATGGGGAAGAAAAGAGTTAGAAATACTTTTGGATATAGCAAACCTGGTCAAAAGAAATTAACTCGTAATCAGGCTGCTGAATTAGCATTAAGTGAAATTGAAGAAAGTTACACTAGACGATTAGAAAAAGAAGTTAATCTTAAGGTTGCTGATTTCATAGGAGATTTTTGTTTAGCGTTAGCGTGGAGCTTACGAGCAAATCATAATTATGGTGCAAAACGAATTGAAAGAACTATTAGAGAAATGTTTGCAGTTGTTAGTGATGCGAAAATGAAAGAAGCTGGATTCTTTTTATTTGATCTAGGAGAAACTAGAGAACAATTACTAGCTGAAACAGGATTAGATATTGAACCAGTTATAGTAGATGAAGTAAATAAACATATTGAGAGAGCAAAAGAGTTTGCAATAAAAAGTGGAGTATTCAAGGAGAAAGTAGAGGTATAGAAGATGAAAAAAGTAGTAAATATTAGTGAAATGATAGAAGTTATAAAAGAGAAGACACATTGGAGTGAAGCTATATTAGCTATTGAGTTAGGAGTAGATTCACAAAATATTACAGCGTGGAAAAGAGGAAGAATTCCAAGAAGTAAAAATTATAAGAGATTAAAGGAACTTTATGAGAGTTTAATCAGTAAAGAAGAGAAGATTAATAAACTAGATGAAAATAAGGATAGTGGATTAGGACAAGAATTATTAAATAAACTTGCTAAGGCTGATGAACGCTTAAATAAACTTGCGAGTGATCAAGAAGTTTGCTATAAAAATTTAGCTATGGTAAATGCTCAAATTACAGCGTGGAATCATGAGAGACATAAATTAGTAAAACAATTAAAAGAATTGGTAGGTGCATAAAATGAATAAAAGACAAGCTAAAAAATTAGAATTAAAGAACGAAATAAGCGATATTAAGAAAGATTATAAGTTACAAGATAAAAAATTAGAAGCCTTAAATATGAGAGGTGATAGTTTTTTTGAAGAAACTAAAAAGTTAATGGACCAATTCAAAAAGCAAGAGAAACTAGTAGAAGCAACTAAAGATAGCTTTTCTAATATTTTACAAGCTCAAACACATTTAGAACTTGAGAATAGCAAGAGAACAGATGAAATGAAGAATATTATAGAAAATCAAAAAGAACGTATCCATAAGCTAGAATATAGCGTATTTGGAATGGCAATTTTAATTCTAATAGTATTTGTTTTAGAGATAATTAAGTGGTTGATATAGAAAATATAGTAATATTCGAAAGAGTGAAAGGAATGAAAAAATGATAAAAGATTTCGATTCAACAAATATATTATTCATTTTTTTAGGAGTATTAATAGGTTTGCTATTAACAGAAATTTTCTATCCTAACTTTGAAAAGGAAAACAAAGAATTGAAAATGGAAAAATATAAATTAGAACAAAAGCTTTTGAAACTTTATGATGAACAAGCTGAACGAACAAAAAAAATAGCAGAAATGAACGGGATAGGAGGATAAGAGATGAAAGAGAAATATGAAAGATTAAAGGATATAGCAGCAACTTATGGATACGACAAAGTAGAAGAAGAGACTGAGAAAAAATTGATAATAAGTAACGGATATTTTCATGAATTGAGAATACTGTGTGATGACGTTGAGCGTAAATTTGGCATGAGAATAGTGAATAAATGCTATGATTCAACAATTTTTACAGTTATAACTTTTCATTACGGTGAATTTTTGATGGAATTTGAAAAAACTTTAAAAATAAATATAAAACGTGTTTTCAAAGAATCAATGAGAATGATGAATTTAGATGTGTAGGAGGATAAGAGATGTTGAAAAAAATATGGAATAACATAGAAATAATACTAATCACATTATCTATGCTATTGGCAATGTTTACAGCTGGATTGATGTTGGGTGTTTATGTATCGAGTAATACGATAGAAGAGTTATCTAACGATAATATCGTTAAGGAAAGGACTATACAACAACAAAAGGAACGTATTAGACAATTACAATTACTTAAACAATATAAGGAGATTTACAATGCTTAGATATGTGTTTGAATGGTTTGGAATCATACTGTTGTTTGGTTTCATAATGATAATGTGTAATACTAAGCTTACTGAAGAGGATGTATATGTAGTAACATTTGTGTGGGCGATATGTAGGATTTGTCTTACGTTTGAGAATAAGAGGTAAGGATATATATTGATTATGTTTTGGGAAAAAGAGAAAGAAAAAAGAATAAGAATTAAAGTAACTGGAATTAAAAGAATAGTGAAAATCGAAGAAAATAAAGATGAGAAACTAGAAGATTTAATCAATGATTTTATCATGAGTTTAGAGTTTTCAGAGTATGTTTTAGATATCAAGGTTATAGAAAATAAAAGATTTGAAGAAACAGGAATTTATTATTCAAAAGAAGGGAACTGGAAAAGAGAAGAAATATATTATGCAGCATATATATGTATAGGAGGGAAAATCTATGTTTAAAAATAAAGAATTCGAAATAATATTCACAATGAAAGATGATGAGACTATTTGTGTTAGGGCTAGTAAAAATATTGTTGATATGGTATGTAAATTACATAAAGATTTAGATGAACTCAAAGGTGATATAATACTAGATTTTAACGGGAAGAAAGTCGATTTAAGAAAAGTAGATTATTTCAGATGGTATATGATTTAGGAGGAATAAAAAATGTCAAATAGACATTATTTAAATTTAAAAAATAAAATAACAGGAGAAGAAAGTAGCGTACAACTTTTTGGTAATAATGAGTGGTATGACACGTTCTTTAAATACTTGAAAACATTAAATCCAGAAATTGCAGATTTCGAAGATAGTTTTGAAGATATCGTGGTTTTAAATATTAAGGATTTAATCAAAGCTATAGATGAGTCAATATGGAATGAAGTTATTGCCAGTGAAATTCATAAAAATAAAAATTCAGAAAATTTTGTTGAATATTATTCAACAATGCTTGACTTCTCTTGTAATTTATTAGACGGAGAGGGAAATGCTAAAAGTTCATTGTATGGTGCAGCTAGATATATAGTGAATTACGGATATATAATGATATCGTATATGGTTTATAATTGGTTAAAAAATCAAGGTGCGATAGTAAATGAGGAATTCATAAAAGTTGAGCATAATTATTGCAACAGAAATAGTTATGAGCGTTTAGGTGAATTGAGTGATAACTTTATGTTAACTATTTCTTATTATTAATATGTTGGAGGACTAAAAATGAAATGGAATAAATTAATAACGAGAAAGATGACCGAAGACGAAGTGGAATGTTATGGAGATAAATATGATTTTATGTGGGATGGAACATTACCTGAACTTGATGAAAAAGTACTAGTCACTTTCCCTTTGTCTTCAGGTAAGTTCGTTGATACATATATCGATACATGGGAAGAAATTGGAGATGGAGTAGGTTTTGAAAATACTGATGAGGATGTTATTTATTGGATGGAAATACCGCAATATAACGGAGAATTAGACGATTAGGAGGAATAGTAATGACTAACGAAGAATTTGAGCAAGAAATAAAACGATTAGAAGAACGAATAGAAGATCAAATTAATAGCTTAAGAATTAAGTTTTTGGAAAGTAATGCGAATAAAAAACCTTATGAAGTGGAAGTGCCAGAGGATATTGGCGATTATGTTTATATCAACAATATTGGCAATATATATGATTTGAATACATTTACTATTGTTGAATATGAAAAAATTTACAAACGTGGTTTAGCCTTTAAAAGTAAAGAAGAAGCTGAACAGTTCGACAAAGAACGTATATTAATAAATAAACTGAAGAATTGGGCTAAAGAACAACAAGGAGACTGGACACCTAACTGGAATGACGATGATGAAACTATCCATGAGGTACAAATCGACAGGTTTCCAATGTATGCGTGTGATAGTCCGTTAGTGATAAATGAGGTCGAAGAAGTTCGTTCGGTTTCTATTTTTCCATATTTTTGTACATATGAAACAGCAAGAAAATTCATCGAAGAGTTTGGAGATGAGATTAAGGAGGTGTTTTGTTAATGGGAAATGGAAAATTTTTATACTTAAGAATTACAGTAAGTGATGATAAAACTGTAGAAGATAAAGTTAGAGAAGTATTTCGTGAATGTGAATTTCATGGTTGGAATATTGTGGCGTATGATTTGAATCCACATAACAGCTATGACAATGAATATTTAATGACAGTATACATGGAAAAGGAGGAATAGAATGACTAATAGAATATATTTAGCGTTAAAATATAAAGATGCTCAAATTATAAAACATGCATTACAAGAATATGTTAAGAGATCAGATGTGAAAAATGAAACAGATATTGAAGAAGAATTAGGAGTGCTTAATAGCATTGAAGAAGAAGTTAACTTATTCAAGATTAAGAATGGAATTAAGTAAGAGGTAAAAGGGGTGTTTTGCTAATGGAATTAAAATCAATGTTTATAATCGACGTACTGCTTTACATCATCGGAATATTTTTTTGTGTATCGCTAATATCTGTGATGGTGTTTATGATTGTTGCTTTAAAGAGATATATTAACTGGAGGAAGTAAGATGTACGATTTAAAAGCTTATACTCCAACTCAAGGGGTTAAATCAGTGACACGTTATAATTTTAGAACACAAGAAGTTGAGTTAGAAGTTGCACCTTATATGCCTGTTAAAACTAAGAATTTTAAGTTGTTACGTTGTAGTGAATTAAAAGATATATGGGGTAATTTAATATACGAAGATTATATTGTAAAATATAAAGATGATTTAATTGGTGTAGTTAAATTTATAAAAGGTAAGTTTGTTGTAGAGTTTAAACAAATAACAGTTGATTTATGCAATATCTATGATAGATTATTAATAATAGGAGATGTGTATGCAGGAAACGAACAATAAGAATAATAAAGCGAATAGAAGAGGTAAAGAGAGTTATTTAAAGAAAAAGTTTCTAGAGCAAGTAAAATACTTAAGAGGATTGATTGAATCTGATAAAAGGTTACTTGAAGAGAACGAGTATAGTTTAATCAATATTAAAGGCATGGATTATTCAAAAGATAAAATAAGAGGTGAAACAAAATCAACTCTTGAATCCCGTCTAGATAAATCAGAAGAATTAAAAAATCGAATTCTAAAAAGCATAGAAGCACTTTTAGAAATGCAAAATAAAATTAAGGAATATATAGACAACATGCCGAATTTAGAATATAGATTATTGCTACAGTTAAGATACTTAGAATGTAAGACATGGGCAGAGGTTGAGCATATATTAGATATTGAATATACAACTAGAAATCAAAAGCATTCATTAGCTATTAATCAGATATTCATTCCAGATATAATAAAATATAAAAAAATATAATATCATATAATAAAATATAAATAAATATAATAACAAATAAACAAATATAAATTCAAATGTAATATAATATATGTGTGAATGATTTCACAAATATTAAGATCCTTTATATAAATAATAATCGTATACCAATTAAGCGTGATTTGTATCACGCTTTTTTGTATGGAGTTTAAATGTATAAAACAAAAGAACAAAAGCAAAGATTCTATAAGAGTAGCAACTGGTTAAAGTTGCGACTGAAAGCATTGAAGAGAGACAACTATGAGTGTCAACAGTGCAAGAGATTAGGTAAGGTGAGCAAAGGTCAGAACGTTCACCATAAATTAGAAATAGAATTCTATCCTGAACATGCTCTTGATATTGATAACCTAGAGACATTGTGCATTAATTGTCACAACGTTGAGCATGGTAGATTGTTTGGCAATGGTAGTAGGAAGAAGAGATGGAACGATGAAAAGTGGTAGTATTTCCCACGTAGCCCACTATTATTTCCAAGAAATACCCCCCTCAAAAAATTTTGAAAAAAATTTTTTTCTTCAGGAGCGGGCGGGTCTCTTTTTCGGAGCTGAATCGATATTTTTTTCACGAGGGGGGGGAGTGGTATAGCTAATGATAAAAAAAAATCGACCGTAAACCAAAGAGAATTAAAAAAATTTCTTTTGGAAAAGATTAATCAACCTGATAATATTCTTGAGATTGAGAAGGTAAATAGGTACATGCAATTTGTCGAATTAATAGCGAAACTTAAGCAAGATATTAAAAAGCAAGGAGTAACTATTGTAGTAGCAAATGGTAGTCAAAGTTATATAAAAACTCATCCTGCTATCGCTGAAATTAGTAAATTAAACACTAGTATGCTTGCAATCGAAAGAACTTGGAATTTTAAAGTTGATTACATAGAAGATATTAATGATGATGATCTAATATGATTTTAAATAAATATGTAGAAGAGTATATTAGTGATTATCGTGAAGGTAAAATAGTATTAAATAAAGAGCGTATTCAGCTAATAGAAATATTAGAGAAATATGTTTTTCCAAGAGATGATATATATTTCAATGATGATTTAATTGAAAAGTGTATAAAGTTTGGAGAGAAATATTATTTTAAATTACAACCATTTCAAAAGTTTATAATTGCTTTTGTTTTTTTATTATACAAGAAGAATGATAAGGCATATTATAGACGTTTTTTAATTATGATGGGACGTGGTGGAGGAAAGAACGGATTAATTTCTGTTTTAACCAATTTTTTAATTAGTTCACTTCATGGTATCCCAGATTATAATATTTCAATAGTTGCCAACTCTGAAGAACAAGCTAAAACATCTTTTAATGAGAGCTATAATGCTATTACAAGAAACCAGCGAATGGTTAAGAGTTTTAAATGTACTCTTGAACAAATACAAAATCTTAAGACTAGAAGTATCTTGAAGTTTAGAACATCAAACGCAAGTACGAAAGACGGATTAAGAGATGGAGCTGTAGTATATGATGAAATCCATCAATATGAAAATAATAATACTGTTAGAGTATTCTCAAGTGGGTTAGGTAAAAAGAAAAATCCACGAGAGTTTTTTATTACTACAGATGGTTATGTAAGAGATGGATTCTTAGATAAGCAAAAAGCAAAAGCTAGTAAAATTTTAAGTGGTGAAAGTCCTAACAGTAATATGTTTATTTTCATCTGTAAGCTTGATGATTATGAAGAAATTGATAATCCTGATGTTTGGGAAAAAGCTAATCCAATGTTTAGTAATCCTAGAAGTGAATATGCAGATAATCTTTTTGATGTTATTTTTGATGAATACAGAGATTTAGAAGATGAACCAGAGGGACGTGAAGAGTTCATAACCAAACGTATGAATCTTCCTGAAACTGACTTAACTAAAAGTGTTGCTACTGATGAAGAAATTTTTGCAACTAATAGACCTATGCCAAATGTTAAACATAGAACATGCATAGGGGGACTAGATTTTGGTTCTATCCGAGATTTCACTGCTGTAGGATGTTTATTTAAAATTGATGGTGATTATGTTTGGAAAACTCACTCATTTGCAAGAAAAGAGTATCTTGACAAAGCTAAATTGAAACCACCTATAAGGGAATGGGAAAAACAAGGACTTTTAACGGTTGTTGATGAGCCATCAATAAATCCTGAACATGTTGTAAATTGGTTTGTAGAAATGAGAAAAGAGCATGGTTTAGAGACTATAGTTGCTGATAATTATAAGTTAGATTTACTACGACCGCTTTTGGAAAAACAAGGCTTTGAGGTTGTATGCATTAGAAATCCTAAGGCTATTCATCCTCTACTTATTCCTAGAATAGAGAGTGCTTTTGCTAACCGTCAAATAATTTGGGGCGATAATCCTTTAATGAGATGGTACACGTTTAATGTTTATGTAAATATAAAAAAAGATGGAAATAAGGTATATGAGAAAAAGGATGAACACAGAAGAAAAACAGATGGATTCCAAGCATTTGTACATGCTATGTATAAGGCTGGAGAGTTGCTTAATGATGAAGTTGATTTCTTCTTAAATAATTTAGAATTTTAAAAAAGAGGTGAGATTTTGGGATTTTTTGGCAAAAAAAAAGAAATCGACATACTCCTAGATTTAGATTTAATAGAAAATAGTTATGAAAATGTACATATGAAGAATATGGCATTACATACAAATATAGATCTTATCGCAAGAACTATTTCACAATTAGAATTTCTTGTTGTGAAAAATGGTGAATATATAAAAGATAGGCTATATTACAAGTTGAATGTTAAACCTAATAAAAATCAAAATGCTTATGAATTTTGGAAACAATTTGTTGAAAATATATTTTATGAGAATGAGTGTTTAATTATTAAAACTGATTCTGATGATTTAGTTATTGCAGATGATTTCTACAGAGAAAAATCCGCACTATATGAAGATAAGTTTTCTAATGTGCAAATTGACACATTTAGGTACGATAGAGATTTCTATAGTGAGAGTGTGTTGTATTTTCACTACAGCAACCGTAGATTACAAAACTTTGTAAATGGTATATATAAAGATTACGGAGAACTATTTTCAAGAATTGTAGCATTCCAAAAAAGAAAATCTCAAGTAAGGGCAGTTACTAAAATTGATACTACAAAATACGATCAAAGCAAAACTCATGAGATTCAAGAATTTATTAATAGGATAACTAAAGCCTTTAGAGACCAAGAGTACGCTAATGTACCTATGCAAGAGGGACTTGAATATAGTGAAGCAAATAAAAACAGCGTTAAGGCTGAATCAGTTGATGAAGTAGCAAAAGTTGTTAATAACTTTACTAATCATATTGCTAATTGTTTAGGAATACCTGTTGGTTTGCTGAATGGTAATTTAGCAGATGTAGAGAAGCAAACAGATAATTATATGAGATTTTGTATTAATCCATTGATTAAGTTTATTATTTCCGAGTTTAACGGGAAATTTTTCACAGAAAAAGAGATATTAAATGGTGATGGATTAGAAGCGAATACAACTCCAATAATGATCTATAATATATTTAATTCTGCGAGTTCTATTGATAAGTTGATTGCTAGTGGAATGTACACTATTAATGAGCTTAGATTAAAATTAGGTGATAAATTGTCTACTGAAGAGTTGGCAAATAGACATCATATAACTAAAAACTATGAAACTTTAGGAGGAGGTGAGCAAGGTGACAAAGAAGAAAGTTGATTACTTTTTTAATTCAGTACAAACAAACGGAAAAACTGAACTAACTATTAGTGGAGCTATTGGTGAGAGTTCATATTTTTATGAGGCAACATCAGCTAAAGATGTTAGAGAAGCGTTAGAAAATGCTACTGGAGATGTTCATATATATTTAAATAGTGGTGGTGGAGATGTATTTCAAGGTATTGAAATCTACAATTATTTAAAAAACATCTCAAACAATGTTACTGTTGAGGTTACAGGAACAGCTTGTAGTGCTGCTTCTATAATTGCAATGGGTGCTAATAAATTAATAATGAATACTGGAACTTCGCTTATGATTCATGAAGCCTCAACAATTGCTTGGGGAAATAAGAATGAAATCAAGAAAACATTAGGAGCGTTAGAAACAATTGATACTCTACTTGTTGATATTTATAGCGAAAAAACTAATATTGATAAGTCAGAGATAGAAAACTATATTTCAAATGAAACATGGTTTACTGCAGATGAAGCTGTAGAACTTGGTTTTGCTGATGAGAAAAAATCAGAAGTAAAAGCAGATGAAAATATGGAAGATATTTTAACGAATGATTTTATTGAGAATTTATTCAATAATGAAACATTTGTACAGAAAGTTTCTAGTATGGTTAATAACAATGTGTTAGACAATAAAGAAGATGAAGAAACTATAAATAACAATGGTTTCTTTTTATAACGGAGGAAAATAAATGACAATTAAATTTAAAAATTTCGAAGAAAAAAAACGTTTATATGCAGATTCAGTGTTAAATAATGAATCAAAGGAAACACAAAGTAAAGCATTTGATGATATGATGTCAACGATGGTTGATGAAATCAGAGATGATATTTTATCAAATGTGAATACTAATAATATGGACAATGTTATTTTAAGTAATAGAGGACAACAAGTCTTAACATCTGAAGAATTAAAATTCTTTAACACTGTAATTGAGCAAGGTGGATTTAAAGAGCATGATACTTTACCAAAAACAACTCAAGAGCGTGTATTTGATGATTTAGTAAAAGAACATCCACTATTAGCAAAATTAGGTTTAGAAAACTATGGAGCTATTACAGAATTTATTTATGGTAATCCAGAAGGTGCTGCAGTTTGGGGAGAACTATTTGGAGGAATTCAAGGTAGTTTAAATGCTAACTTTAGAAAAGAAAAAATTGGTCAATACAAACTTACAGCATTCTTTGCAGTATCTAACGATATGTTATCATTAGGGCCTGTTTGGGTTGAAAAATATGTAAGAACTTTCTTAGTAGAAGCATTAAAAGTAGCTTTAGAAAAAGCGTTTATTTTAGGTGATGGAAAAAGTCAACCAATTGGATTAAACCGTGATTTATTAGCTGCGGTTACTCAAGGGCAATATGCTGAAAAAGCTTCAGCAGGTACTTTAACATTTAAAGATACTAAGACTATCATTGCTGAAATTGCAGGAGTTCATAAAAATCTTGCAAAATATAAACGATTGAAAAAAGATGGAGTTACTGAAGAGGATCAGTTCCAAGCTAGAAATATTGCTGGTAAGGTGGTTATGCTTATTAATCCGTTTGAATATTACGATATTATGGCAAGAGCAACTGTTCAAAATGCTTCTGGAACATTCATTACTGCTTTACCATTTAATCCAACGATTATTGAGTCAATTTTCGTTCCAACAGGAAAAGTAATTTTCTTTGTAGAGGGTGAATACTTAGCGATCACTGCTGGAAGTTTTGGAATTAGTCAATTTAAAGAAACTCTAGCTATGGAAGATGCAACATTATATATTACTAAAATGTATGCAAATGGTAAGCCAAAAGATAACTACGCAGCACAAGTATATAATTTAAATATTACACCACTAGCATAGGAGGATAAGTTATGGTTAAAGTAAAAATTTTAAGTTCTTTTGTGGATAAATATTCTGATGAAGTATATAAAGTAGGTGATACTGTAGATTTCCCTGCTGAAAGACTAAAAGAGCTAAAACAAAATTTATCAGTTCATGATAGAGAATTTTTCGAAGAAGAAACGAAAGAAGTCAAAGCTGTTGAAAATGTTGAAGAAGAAAAAGTAGAAGTAACATCAGAAGAGAAAGCTGAAGAAGAAAAAGTAGAAAAAACTGTAGAGACTACGGAAGAATAATCTATGGATGAACTATTAAAAAAGTTAAAAGATAGATTACATATTTTACATAATGATGAAGATGAGCAACTTAAACAGTTGCTTTCTTCATCTATTTTTTCGTTAAAAAATCAGTGTGGATATTTTGATGAGACAACTAATCTTTTAGCACAGGAGTTAATTTTTGAAAGAGTTAGATATGCATACAATGATAGTTTAGAATATTTTGATAAAAATTTTAGGACACAAATTATTAATCTTGCTTTATCAGTAGGAGAAATAGAATGATAAATCTAGGAAAAAAACAAGAAAAAGTTAATCAGACATATAATGATGGAATAGCTAAATTTGTAAAGTATGAGTTTGGAAAAGATAAGTTTAACACTAAATTAACATCAAAAACTGAAAAAGAAATTAATAAGTTTTGGTTTAGGAAGTTAAATATTACATCTGTAGAAAAATATCAAGCTTTACAAGTTGATACAGAAGTATCAAGAAGAATAGCGATTCGTTTATTTCCACAGATTGATGATTATATTTTAAGTGATCTATTTATCATTATTAAAAATAAATCCTATACGATTTCTAGAATTTGGCATAATCATAAAAAAAATGAAACTGAATTATCATTGGTCGAGGTGATTAAAAATGAGCATTAAAGAGTTAATATTTCAGACTATATCAGATATGGAATTGAATATTCCAGTTTCTTATGGATTTAGTGATGACACTGATTTTCCTAAAATTGTATATTTTCATGTACATACTACAGAAAAAAGATTATCTGATAAGCGAAAAATTAAACACCATGTATATCAGTTAAATTTCTATGATCTAGTGCCACATGATTTGGATAGTTCAGAAATTTTACAAAAGATACAAAACTCATTGGATGATACTAAATTAAATACTGGTTCTTGGCAAGAAGTAATTGATGTGGATGCTGACAGAAAAGAAACTCAATTTATGTATTTCTTGGAGATTTACTCATGACAAAAGAGTTTGGTTTTAGTGGAGCAATTGCTAAGTTAAATAAGATTAGCAGTAATGCTAAAACTATTAATAGCATAGTAGAAAAAGAAGCAGAAGAAATTAAAGATGATGCAAAAAAAATCGCTACTAGCAAAGGTTTAAAAGTAACTGGTGCTGGTGTTGAGGGGATTATTACAAAACATGCATTATATGAAAGTACAGTAGGTTGGGCAGGTAGGCCTAATCTACATTTATATTTCCATGAAGTAGGATTTCATGCTGGGTTTTCTAAAGCTACTAGTAGAGAAAGACATGGTAAGCGTGCAAGAAGATATAAAAAAGGCAGTAGAAAATATGTTGCTCCTAAGCCACATATTAGACCTGCAGCATTACAACACAAAGATTTATTTGCTAAGAAAGTTAAAGATAAATTATTAAATAAATAGGAGGAACTGAAATGACAGTAACTAAAGAGAGAGTAGAAAGAGCGTTAATGACAGGTGTTGGTGCTGGTTATTTACAAAAAGTAAAGACAGAACCAACTAGTGAAAGTGGATTAACATATGAGGATAAGGTATACGAAGTATTCGCAATAGATAAAGTAGCATTTAAAGGGCAGACAAAAAATAAAACAGTATATTTATCAAACAATAAATTACGTGACATTGTTAAATTCTCAAGTGCAGAGATGACAGTAGATATTGGATTTTTCCCAGAAGGTTTCGTAGAAGAAATGAGTGGAATGATTAAACTAGCTAATGGAGCATATGTTCAAGGTGATAGTCCGAAGTATAAATATTTTAGATGGTCATTCCCTGTTACAGATGAAAATGGTGGAGAAATTATTTTCAACTTCCCATACTGTCAATTAAAACATCCAGATTTTAATGCAGAGACTGAAACTGATGAGAAGAAAGAAAATATTGCACAGGTTACTATTGAAGCATTCCCAGTAATTGGAAGTGACAATAAATCTGTATATAGTAAGATGGATTTACGTACAACTAATCTATATGATCGTGAGAAATTATTATTAAATGGTTTCTATAATGCAGAAACTTTAAAAGCATGTATTAAAGACGGTCAAACAGATTCTACAGTAGTCCCTAGAGCATAATAAATAAGATTTAAAGAGCCGACATAAGTTGGCTCTTTTTTGGAGGTAATAAATGAGTATTTTTACAAAAAATATAAAGACTTTTAAAACTGATATTTTAGGACATGAAGTTGAATTAAGATGTAATTTAGCGGTTTGGTTATATTTAGAAGCAGACTTTGGCATTAAACAAGGTGAATGGGCAGATGTTTATTTAAAAGAAAAGAATATTGCTAGTGCTAAATTTTTAGTATCTATCTTGAAAGCCAATAAGCTAAAAACAACACTTGAGGAAGTTTTAGAAAATGTCACTGATACTGACTTGGAAGTATTTATTCTAAAATATCAAGAAGCTATGTATGGAGATCAAACAGCAACATTACTTCAAATGTTAGGAATTACTGATGATAGTGAACTGGGAAAGAATATTTTAGAAGAACAGGTAGAAGACCTAGTTCATACACAACCAAAAGTAGTGAGCAGAAATCCGAAGAAAGCCAAGAAGAGACAGAAGAAACACAAGAAATAGATTGGGACGATATATTTTATAAGTGTAGAACTTGGTTTAACATGACTATGGATGAGTTTATGTATGATTTTTCATTAGAATATATTGTTTATATGATTAATAGATATATCGAAGATAATTATACAACGAATGATTCTGAAGAAGGCATAAGAGTTACTAACGCAAGTAATATATTATAGGAGGTAAAAATGGCAAATTACATGGATAAAGTCGGTGTCATACTGACTGCAGAAGGTGTAGGGTCTTTTACCTCTGCTATTAAGCAAGGTGAAAATGCCTTACGACAACTTCAAGCAGAAGCTAGAAGAAATATAGCTTCATTAGGTAGTGGTGCAAAAGCATATGATGTCTACAAAGCAAAGATGAGTGGACTAACTACTCAAATGAAGCAATCAGCAAGTAATGTTAATAATTTAAAAGATAAATATGATGCTTTAAAAAAATCTACTAGTGAGATACCAAAAGAAATTGAAAAGTTATCTAATGCTTTCAGGCAAAAACAATCAGTTCTTAAGACTAATGGAACGTTATTACAAAGCCAAAAAGAACATTTAAAACACTTAGAAAGCACTTATGGTAAGAGTAGTGCTGCTGTTCAAAAATATAAAGAAACAGTAGCAAACACAAGCAAAGCATATAAGAAGACTGAACAGGAAGTCAAGAGCCTTGAAACGCAAATTAAAGGCTTGAACAATACGTTAAGTACTCAACAGAAAGAATTAGGAGCATTACCAACTAAAATAGCAAACGCTGAAACAAGCTATTTTAAATTAAGAGATGCAGTTGAGAAAACTCATACTGCATTTAGAAATAGTGGTGGTAGGTTAGCTGATACAGCTCAAAGATTTAATGATGTTGGTACTAGGGCACAAGTTCTAGGACAGAAAATGTCGGGAGTTGGTGACGGTTTAACAAGAGCTACTGCTGGGATATCTTCTGGAATGTTATTGGCCGCTAGAAGTGCAATCAATTTTGAAAGTGATTTTGCTGGAGTAGTTAAAACTGTAGATGCAACACCAGAACAACTAGAAAAGATTAGACAGAGTTTCTTAAATCTTTCTACAGAGATTCCTGTTAGTGCAAATGAATTAGCGAAAATTGGTGAAGTAGCAGGACAGTTAGGTATTAAAACTGAAAACATAGTTGACTTCACAAAGACTATTGCAGATTTAGGAGCTACTACCAACTTAAGTAGTGAAGAAGGTGCAGCAAGCTTAGCACAATTCATGGCTGTAATGGGAACAAGTCAAAGCAGTATTAGAAATCTAGGTTCTACATTAGTAGAATTAGGAAACAACTTTGCCACAAATGAAAAATCTATTGTAGAAATGTCACAACGACTTTCTGGGATGGGTAAACAAACTAATATGTCAGAGGCTGATGTATTAGGATTAGCGGCTGCAATGAGTACTGTTGGTATTGAGGCAGAAGCTGGTGGTAGTGCAATGACACAGGTTATGACAAAAATGCAAAACGCAGTAATGTCAGGTGGAGAAAACTTAGGTAAGTTTGCGAAAGCCGCTGGAGTTAGTGCTAGTGAATTTGCTAATGCATTCAATAATCGACCTGTAGAGGCACTTGGATTAGTTCTTAAAGGACTTAAAAATGTAAAAGAAAGTGGAGGTAATGTTAACGATGTACTAGCATCATTAGGTGTAACAGGTATTCGTGAAGCTGATGCCATGAAGAGACTTTCTGGAGCATTAGATGGTGATAGTGGATTAGGTAAAGCCTTAGAAATTGCTAATAAAGGGTGGAAAGAAAATACAGCCTTAACTAAAGAAGCAAGCATCAGATACCAAACAAGTGCTAGTAAAATCCAAATGGCTAAGAATGAAATTCAAAAAATGGCCATTGAAATGGGAGCACAGTTATTACCAAGATTGGCAGAAGTGTTACAACATTCTAAACCTGTAGTGAAAACATTAGGTGATATGATGTTATGGTTTAGTAAATTGCCACCAACTGTCCAATTAGCTGTGTTAGGTATGGGCCCTTTCCTATCTGTTTTAGGTAGATTAACAACTGGTGCAGGTGCAGGAGTTAAGAGCATAGGTACTCTGATTCAATGGTTAGGTAAAATCAGAACTGGTAAAGCAGTAGCTGATGTTGCCAAATTAGGTACTGAAATTGCTGGAGTAGGAACTAAGGCTGCAACTACTGGAAGCATGGCTTCTATGTTAACTAATCCATATGTTGCAGGAGCTGCATTAATTGGAGCTGCTTTTGTCGGATTAGGATATGGAATATATCGTGAAATGACAAAAGACAGTAGAAATCATGAAGCATCCGTTGAACAAACTAACGGAAAGTACAAAGAATGGTATGATCAAGTTATTAAAGGTGCAACACAATCTGGAAGTGCAATCGACAGATTAAAAGGTGATGTTCAAAATAATAGTAAAGCCATAGTAGAGGAAACTGAAAAGATTAAAAAAGCTAATACCTCAATTATGGAAAGTCTTGATAAAAACTTTAAAGAAGGTAGTTGGTATTCATCTGATGGAGAAATCAGAAAGAAACTAAAAGAGAATCTATCTTTAAGTGATGAAGATGTAAATGAAATTGAAGGTAAGTTTAGAA